ATTGGGATTTTTATACCCGGAACTGGCTCGACCACAAAGCATTATGCTTGAACTGGAATTAACTGGGAGCAAACCGGCCGAAGTCGTTAGCCTTCGGTCAGGATCGGCTTACCGAGGTGTGGTAAAGCCGCGTATTCATACCAAAATTACCGATTACCCCTCAAAAGGTAAAGAATTTACTGAATTTTGTGCCAAATTTGGTATGACTTTAATGCCTTGGCAGGAATGGCTAGGCGAACAAGTGCTCAGGGTCAAGCCGGATGGTCGGTGGCTGACCCCCGTTCATACCGCCTTAATAGCCCGTCAAAACGGCAAGTCTGAGTTTATGATTTGGCAAATCCTTTACAGAATCTTTCAATTAAATGAGCCTTTGATCGTTCATACAGCTCATAAACTAACTACTTCAGCTGAAATCTTCTATAAGATTTACAACATCATTACTCAGCATCCGGAATTGGAATGTCAATTAACCAAGAAGCTTGAAGCTCGGGGATTTCAAGAGCTGCAATTCACTAATGGCCGCCGATACATAGTCCGAGCCTCTAATTCAGCGACTCGCGGCATTTCCCAGCCTTCGAGTATCTTCCTCGATGAAGCTCGCGAGTATCACGATGAGGATGTGTGGTCGAGCTTGCGTTATACGCAAATGGCCGCACCCAATCCCCAAGCCTTCTTATTTTCCAATGCCGGAGATCAACACTCGATCGTTTTAAATAAAATGCGGGAACGAGCTTTGGCTTCAATTCTTACAGATAACCTAGATCTTGGATGGTGGGAATGGTCTGCTCCACCAGAAATTAAATTTGATGGCTCAGCGACATTTTGGGAAGGTGTGGCTCAAGCCAACCCTTCTCTTGGACATACTATCCATCCCGACAATATCCGAGCGGTTTTAAATGATCCCGAAGATATCGTTAGAACGGAAGTCTTGTGTCAATGGGTTTCAACGATCAACCCAGTCATTCATCCGTCTCAATGGGCGAATTGCGCGGTCGAGGGTCTGCGCCTTAATCCGTCCGCTGATACTTGGCTGGCTCTTGATCTCTCCCCTGATAGACGGCAAGCTGCGCTTGTTGCAAGTCAGCGAATCGACAAAGACCGATTCCAAGTTCAGCTTCTTCAAACTTGGACAAATCCGGGCTATCTTTCCGACAAATTGATAGCTAACGACATAGCCGATTGGTATCGTCGTTTTTCGGTCTTAAAAATCGCTTACTCGGCGCGAACAGCGAGCGCAGTTGCCGCAAGGCTCATTCCGGCTGGCCTACCTTGTGAAGCAATAGACGGCCAGCCTTACGCGACGAGCTGCGATGAATTCCTAAGCGCAATATCCAGCCAGCGTTTAGCTCATTCCAATCAGGAAGAATTAACAGCTCATTGCTTGTCAGCGGTAAGGGTTAATTTCGGAGATGGCGGCTGGGTTATGGGTCGCAAAGTTTCAGCGGCGGTCATTACGGGAGCGGTGGCCGCTGCTATGGCTTCGCATTACGCCACACAATCCGATGATGGCTTAGACATCGCTATTGCGTAGCAGACATCCCCTACACTTTACGCGTAATGGGTGCTATTAGAGATTTCTTCTTTCCATCGGTCGCGCCGTCTAAGACTTCAGATGTCGAAGCGGCATTAACACCGATTCAGATTCAAGATTCCATCTATCAAATTATGGGTGGATCTACTACGACCACTCGCCCGACCGCGATGAGCGTTCCTGCCGTCGCTAGAGCTCGCAATATCATCTGCGGAACAATCGGCTCACTCCCATTGACGACATTCAACCGCATTACCGGCGAATATGTCGATCCCCATCGCGTAATTAATCAGCCAGACCCAAGAGTCGCTGGCTTTGTTATTTACACTTGGCTCGCCGAGGATATTTGGTTATACGGCGCTGGCTATGGACAAGTTTTAGAAATGTATTCCGCAACAGATGGCGGTCGCGTAAGAGCTTGGACAAGAATTGCCCCCGATCGCGTCACAGTTGAAACTGACGCACTTAACAACACAATTACCGGCTATCGCGTCGATGGTTATGCCGTTCCAAATCAAGGAGTCGGTTCAATTATTCGTTTTGATGGTGGCGACGAAGGTTTATTGAATCGCGCTGGCAAAACAATCAACGCTGCAATGTTTCTCGAGAGCGCAGCGATTACTTACGCTAAAGATCCAATGCCAACGCTTGCCCTCAAATCTACCGGCACTAATCTTCCAGCCGAGCGCGTTCAATCTTTGCTTTCAGCTTGGCGCACAGCCAGACAAACTCGATCAACCGCTTTCCTAAATGCCGATGTCGATATTCAGACTATTGGTTTCGATCCTAAGTCATTACAGCTAACGGAAGCGCGTCAATATGTAGCTTTAGAATTGGCGCGAGCTTGTGGTATTCCGGCTTACTTCTTGAGCGCCGAGACGACTTCAATGACTTACTCAAACGCGGTTAGCGAACGGCGCTCATTAGTTGATTTCTCACTTCGCCCAATACTTAAGGCGATCGAGGAAAGACTCTCACTCCCCGATTTCGTCCCTAATCCAGTAATGGTGCGTTTTGCGCTGGACGACTTCCTGCGCGGAAATGCTTTAGAGCGCGCTCAGGTGTATGAGATTTTAAATCGCATTGGCGCTATGAGCGTTGAGCAGATTCAAAGAGAGGAAGATCTAATCCCAAATGAAAATTAATCTCCCTATGGCTATCACAGCCGCCGATGTCGCCAGTCGAACAATTAGCGGCACTATTGTCACTTGGAATGAGGAAGGCAACACTTCGGTAGGTAAAACTATATTTGCCAATAACTCAATCGAGATGAAAAATGTAAAATTGCTACTTGAGCACGACAGAACTAGACCCATCGGTAAGCTCGCAGATTACGACATTAGTGACAAAGGCATAACGGCAAAATTTGTTGTCGCTAAGACTTTTGCTGGTGATGATGCTCTCGAAGAAGCAGCGACCGGACTTAGAGACGGGTTCTCGGTCGGCGCAATGATTAACGAATGGACAAATGACAAAGGCGTAATGAAAATTACTAGCGCATCACTTGAAGAAGTTTCTTTAGTCACCGATCCAGCTATCGACTCAGCTCGCGTTAGTGAAGTTGCCGCATCTGAGAACGAAGCACCACAAGAAGATTCTGAGCCAGCGACCGCTGAGCCAGATAAACCAACCGAAGGAGACCAAGTGTCAGACACTACCGCTCCTGCTCCTGCCGTAGAAGAAGCGGTAGAAGCAGCTAAGGTGGAAAGCGTTCAGGCAGCTCGCCCAGCGTTTTACACCGCACCTCGCCTTGAGTTCACAAAGGCTAAATATCTTGAGAACAGCATCCGCGCTGCTCTTGGAGACGATGATGCTCGCGCATATGTTCGCGCAGCTGATAACACCACCGATAACGCAGGATTCATCCCAACACCACAGAGCACCACTCTGATTAATGGCGTTGCCAATGGAGATCGCGGTTTCATCGACGCACTAAGCCGCGAAACCCTCGCTGCTAGTGGAATGACCTTCGAGCTGCCTCGCATTAACACAGCTCCAACAGTTGCCTTGACAAATGAAGAGGGCACACCATCCGAGACCGATATGGGAACGGCTTTCATCTCCGTAGATGTTAAGAAGTTCGCAGGCCAGCAGACAGTATCCGTTGAGCTTATTGATCGCAGCTCGCCAGCGTTCTTCACCGAGCTTGTTCGTCAAATGGAGTTCGCATACGCAAAGGCTACCGATGCTTACGCAGTCACTCGCGCATCGGCAACAGCTTCAGCATCAACCGCTAAAGCTGGCGCTACTGCTGCTAACTACCTTGCTTTCTTTGCTAACGCAGCGAAAAATGTCTATACCGGATCTCTTGGATTCGCTCGCAATGTCGTAGTTTCTCCAGATGTCTGGGCTGAAATTATGGGATTGAATGACAATGGTCGTCCAATCTACATCGCATCCAACCCATCAAACGCAGGTGGCGCACTTTCACCACAAAGCGTTCGCGGTAATGTCGCTGGTCTTGATCTCTATGTTTCTCGCTCACTTAGCGGAACTGGCGACGGATCAATCTATGTAATCAATCCTGACGCTCTTACATTCTACGAGTCACCAAGATTGACACTTCAGACCAATGTAATCGCTTCCGGTCAAATTTCGGTAATGTATTACGGCTATGCCGCAGTCGCACCGAAACTACCAGGCGGATACACAGCGAACGACAACGCTTAGTTAAGTAGTGACGGCCAGTCCGCTCCCGAGCTGGCCGCTCACCCATTAGATCGAAAGGATTAGGAAATGCCAAGCATAGTTTTAGCCAGCGAGTTAAGGACTATTCTTGGCGTTTCCCAATCCCTATATTCGGACGCATATTTAAACGACATAATCGATACAGCTGAAGGCGTAATCCTTCCAATGCTTGTGAAGTATTCCTCGCCAATCGGATCAGCCGAATTAACCGATGATGTCGCTACTTTTTTCACAGTAGGCGAGCACAAATTTAACGAAGGCCAGTCAGTGGTCATTGCTGGCGTATCTGCCACTTTTAATGGCACAAGGACTATTACAGATGTCTCAGACGACCACACAGAATTCACCGCAGCTATTACGGCTTCAGATGTTTCTTTCTTTAATGTCATACCATCCGGAACGGCCACTCTCGTCGGCGCTGGCAATTATGTCGGAAACTCACAAGTTGAGTCAGCCGTTCTCGCTACCGCAGTCGAAGTCTTCCAATCAAGAACCGCCGCTGGTGGACAAATAGAGGGCATCGACCTAACTATCACCCCTTTCCGGTTAGGTCGATCTCTTTTTAATCGAGTATCCGGACTTCTTGGGTCTTATCTTGATGTTGAGACGATGGTGGGCTAATGCCCAGTTCAATCTCAAGCGATGTTAGAGGCGCAATCAAAACAGCATTAGCCGGAGTGACCGCTAATGTTTATGACACAATTCCAGAAGCGCCAATCGTCCCATTCGTTGCGATCATTCCTGATTCGCCTTATATGGAATTGGAAACGATTGGAAAAAGCCCGGTAAGAGTTATCCTTAATTATAGAATTCCAGCCGCAGTTGCTTACTTTAGTAATCCAGCATCTCTTGATAATCTTGAGAAGCTAGTAATTAGTATTCTTGGAGCGTTAAACGCTTCCAAGTATGAGTTATCGACAGTCGAACAGCCTTCGATCACTCAAGTCGGAACGACAAACCTACTCGTTTCAGATATACGCTTGAGCGTCCGCTACGAGCAAACCGCATAAGGAGAATAAATGGCAACGACAGTAATTACTGGCCGCGATGTCACATTTACGCTTGACTCCGCTTCTTACGATGCTCAAGCGACATCGGCCGTCCTATCTTGCGACACCATCATTGAGACTTATCAGACTCTCGATGGTCGCGCTTACAAGTCCGTTGATAAGCAATGGACATTCACAATCGAACTACTACAGGACTGGGGCGCAGCTTCATCCTTGTTCGAGGCAATGTGGGCTGACGCAGAATCAGCACCTAACACCGCGCTCAATGTCAGCTTCACAGCGGTCACAGGGGCAGTATTCGCATTTACAGTCCTACCAATCTTTCCAAGCGCAGGTGGCGCAGCTCCGGGAGCTCTCACCGATACTTGGACGATGACAGTAATCGGAACACCAACAGAGACCTTCAGCTAAGAGATCGGAGCATCGGGAGATGAAGTTAAATATCACAATTAAATATCAGAATGGCGAAGTGGAAACCTATACCGCAGGGCTTCCAGAGTGGGCTAAGTGGGAACGGAAAACTGGTAAATCAATCTACCGATTGACCGATATCAAGGAATACCAACAGACCGACTTCTTATTCTTAGCCCATTCAGCCTATGTCAGAGCCGCAGCCGGTAAGCCGGTTAAGGCTTATGATGTATGGGAACTTACAGTCGATGAGCTCATAATTGGAGATCCTGAAGACCCAAAAGCTACCCAGCCGGAAGCTTAAACCGGCTCTTGATTGAGCTGGCAATAGCGACCGGAATCCCGATGTCATATTGGGAAAATGCGGAAGATTTATTAACTGCGATAGAGATACTGGAGAAGCGAGCGAATGGCAGATGAAGGACTCAGCGCCTATTCCAAACGCGAACTCGCTCGGGTCGCCAAAGCCTTCTCTCTTATGGGCGATGAAGCGGTTAGTGAAGCTAAGAATGTG